TGCGAGAGAAGGACTTGAACCTCCGACCTTCGGGTTATGAGTTTTTTAGACGTAATAATTTTGCTTTAAGCTTTGATTTGTTATACTTGTATTACAAAAAATACAAAGGATTTAAAATGACTATATCAGTAAGACTTGATGATGATTTATTTAATTCTGTCGATATACTTTCTAAATCAACAAATAGAAGTAAATCTTTTTATATAAAAGAAGCCTTAAAAGAATATTTATCTACTTTTGATAATAGCAAATATGAATTAAATGATGATACTCTAAAATCTATCAATAATATAGAAAAAGGTGTAAATTTATCTAAAAAGTTTAATTCCGTAGATGATTTGATGAAAGATTTAAATAGCTAATGTTAGATATTTATTACGAAAATTCGTTTAAAGCGGATTATAAAAAGCTTGTTAAGCAAGGTTTTGATATTGATTTGTTATCTACAGCCATAGAATATCTTATAAATAAAATAGAACTACCTAAAAAATATAAAAATCACTCATTAACTGGTAGTTTCAAAGGCTATTTTGATTGTCATTTAAAGCCTGATTGTGTTTTGATATATAAAATAGAAAATAATACTTTATATTTAGTTCGTATTGGATCTCATTCAAATTTATTTAAATCATATAAATAACTAATTTTCTTTAATTATCATAAATATATTTTTTTGATATAATTTAATATAATTTTTATATTTAAGGTTTGTATATTAAATTTATACTTATTATTTTTCTATCTTTGACTTTTTTATTTTCAGAAAATTTTGATAAATATAATAGAAACGTAACTCCTGCTTGTACTTTAATAAGAAGATAATATTATCTTATATATATTTTTATATGTTGCTTTGGATTTATCCATAAACTACCACTTGTTTTACACATTTCAAAATCTATATCGTGTTTATCGCTTTCTACTATAAAGCAACTATCATTTTTTCTATTTTTTATTTTTATTGTATCGTTTATAATTGAAAAATTACTTTTATTGTTTATAGGATAAGTAATTTTTATAAATCCATTTCCTATATCTTTCCATTTTAAATTTAATGCTTTTTTATCTATATCATAAATGTATCCATCTTTTTTAAATTCTATTTCCCATCTATTGCCAGATCCATTTAAAAAATAAGTATAATATTTGCCGCTTGTTATTTTCCATTTTCCTATTATATTTATATTTTCTTCAAAATTATATATTTTGTTTGATTTTTTTATTTCCAAATTTATTATTTCTTTTGAATGTAAACTTAATATAATAAATGTAAATAATATTAAGTTTCTAAATAACATTTATTCTATTTCCTTTTTTAGTAGTCTTGTTTTGATATCGGATATATAAAATTCTTGTTCTTTTTCGCTTAATCTTGAAAAATATTCATTTAATTCTTTTATTTTTGAATTACTTTCATTTTCTTTTTGAAAATTTTTTATTAAAAATTTATATAATGCTGGTCTATTTTTCTCCCAGTTATACAGTGTTCTAATCTCTATTTGTAGCTCTTTTGCTAATTCTGTTTTATTTACCATTATATGAAAACTTTTCATTATTTTATTTTAAATTAAGCTTATTTATGAAATAATTTCATTGTGATATTTGAATATATTTCATATTTGTTAAATTCTATCATAAATATGAAATTTTTACAAACCAACCAAAAAAACGCAGTCAGAGTAAAGAGATGAGAATAAGCCGTTTTTTGGTAATTTCCTTTCGCGTTTGGTTAAGCGATATTAACCAGCCCTAAGTAAGGCTTTAAACTGCTTGGGCTAGTTTTTTATCGGTAGATCTCTAGCCCTAATTTATACCGAAAAATAAAATTTAAAGGATTTACCGTGATTATTCAACAACAATACAGCATAAGTTACGAAGTCACAAAAGGCTTTGTAAAAGCTACTTCTAGCGGAAGTATGAAAAATGATAGTGGTGAAGTAATAGAATATGGTCCAAGTGTTCGTATTTTTGCTACAAACATATACCAAGCTACTACTGAGAATGAAAAAACAGGCTTTGCAAATAGTTACGATAGACAACTTTGCTTTAAAATCAATTGTGAAACTGATACCAAAGCAGGACAAATCGCAAATCTAATACAAACTTCTTTAATTTCAAATTCTCCTATTTATATTAATGGTGACATACCTATTCGTAAAAATGATGGTTCATTTGAAGTAAGCGTAATAGAAATCAAAGGCTTAGATAAAGAACTTGAAAAGTTAAAAGAAGTTAAAAAGTAAATTTCTACAAAGCCCCTTTTTAGGGGTTTGATAGAGATTTAATCTCAAATATTTTTTTAAGGAGTTTAAGATGAAAAATCTTAAAACTAAGGTAATAACAGGCGTTTTTGGTCTTATGAGTTTATCTAGCCTTGCAAGTGCTGCCGTAACAGTAGATGAGGCCACTGGTAAAGTTAGCGGTTCTCTTGATGTAAGTCCTTTTATGTCTGTTTTTGGGCTTGTTATTATCGCTGTTGCTGGTATGTGGGGTGCTAAAAAAGCTCTTTCTCTTTTTGGAAGATAATTCCAAATTTCAAGCTGGAAATTCGCCCTAATTTGTTTCTCCCTGAAATAACAACTAAGGCGAATTTCAGCAGACAACCGAAGGGCGTCAGTCTTAAAAAAAGGTAAATAAAATGGATATTGATTTTACAAAACTAGCTATTTTTATAAACTCTTACTTTGGAGTTCTTATCGTTGCTTGTTTTATTGTTAAATCTACTTTATTTGCTTTTTCCGTTTTCAATAAAGAATAAAAGGCTTCAAAAATGGATATACATAATCTTACAAATTTGCCTTTAAATGAATATCATTTCCTTATGGCTCAAACTGCTATTTTATGCGGTTTTTGTGTAATGCTTGTAACCTTTTTAATAATATCAAATTTAAAGGGATAAATAATGCTTGAAATAACTAGTGTGCCAAGTTTTGATTATTTCTTTACTATTTTTATTTACTTTACTTTATCTTGTATTCCTATTTTGCTTGTTTTTACTATTTTTACAAATAAAATTATGAAGTAAATAGTATGAAGTCTATTTTTAAAATAATTATTTTCTCTTTTTTATTTGTAAATTTTGCTTATTGCGCAACTTATTTGCCTGTTGGTTCAGAAGCTTCTTTCACTCCTTATGAAATTCCTCTCAAAACAGAAGGTAAAAAAGAAGGTGTATATTTTGTATTAGGTGATAAATTTTTCCCTCTCGAATCTTCTTATCCTCACGATACTTACTCTACTTACGAAGATTGTTCCCCTTCTTACTCTCGTTATTCTTCTTTAGATGGTAAAGCCGTTGTTTCCTTTTATCTAGGTTCTTCTTCTATTATTAATAATTATGAAGTTGATCCTACAATCGTTGATTATAACTGTAAAGATCAATTTGTGAAAACTCCAGCCATTAAAGTTCATACTTCGTATCATAGCACTTCTGGATATTATAGTTGTCCTAATGGCGGTACTTTTGATCCTAATACTAGAACTTGTAAAACCTGCAATAAAGGTGATAAATTAAATTCGGACGGTATGTGTTATACTGATTGTACTAAATATGATTTTAAAAACGGAGTGATTAAGATAGGTTTTTCTGACGGCAGTTGCGCTGATTGCTCTACTTCTAAAAATTATAATGATTTGTATAAGTGTCTTTGTAATTTTTCAGGTTCTTCCTTTTCAAGTGGTGCTTTTGTTGGAGATAACAAAGGTTCTATTTATGCTAATTGTGATAATGCTACTCAGATAAAAACACCTGATAACATTTTTGATGATAAACCTACAGAATCAACAAATCCTGATAAACCAACAAATCCTAATAATCCTACAAAACCAACAAATCCTGATAAACCTATAAATCCTGGTAGTGGTTCAAGTGGTAGCGATATAACAGATCCTAAACCAGTTCCAGGCGGTAGCGGTAGCGCTACAACAGATCCGGGAAATAAACCAGACGTTTCAGATCCAAAACCAAATGATAAACCAAAAGATTCTAATAATAATCCTGGTGGCGGTAGTTCTTCTGCTGGTGATAGCGAACTTGAAGGTGATAGCGAACTTGAATATGATACAAGTGGTATTGAGTCTGTTATAGATGACTTTGGAAAAACTAGTGATAAAGTTGTAGATTTATTTAATGGTGCTGTTTATAACTGGTCTTCTGTTTATAGTACTTTTGAGAGTTCTGTAGGTGGGTCTATAGATAAGATAAAAAATAATACATTTAAACATTTAAAATCCTCTAATTCTAAAAGTTGCCCTAAAATTATCAATATAGGTTCTTCTTCTGTTGAAATTGATATTTGTAAAAATATTTCTCCTGCTTCTGGAATAGTTTATACATTTACTTTTATTACTTTTTTAGGGGTTTCAGTTGTATTTTTTATAAAAATAATAATTTTACTTTTTGCTACTTTTTAAAAGGATTTTTATATGGATAAACTTCTATTGCTTATACCTTGGATTGTTGAAAAAATACTTGATTTAATTACTAAGGTAAAAGGTGCTTCTCGTTTAGCTATTTTAGTTTTTTTAATAAAAGTTATAGATGGATTTTTATTATTTGGTCTTGCATTTGTTTTTACTAAAATATTTGACCTTATATTAATAGCAATTAGATTGTTTAATAACTTTAATGATAAAATTCAAGCCTCTTCTAATAGTTCATCTATTGATATTAATTACGCTATTGATATTTTATCTGCTAGTGGTTTTTGGGGTGCTTTTGTAGATTTTTATAATATTGTTTTTCCTATTTTTTCATCTCTTTTTATTATTATTTTATATATATTATTATTTAAGCTTAGGAAATTTATTTTAGATGAAATTAAATATATTACCAATTTTATTACTGAAGTTAAAATTGAAAAATCTCTTACTTCTGGTAAGTTTAAATAATGGTAAAAAATAATGGCTATCCACTATATAGTTGGTAATCTTGGAAGCGGTAAGAGCTATTATGGCGTTTATATTCTTTGGGATAAATTCATAAAACAAACTAAAGAGCCAAAAGGATTTTTAAAACAATTTATAAAACCAAAAGTTACTAAAATTTATGATATTGCTTATACAAATATAAATGAGTTTAAATTTGATAAATCAGATAAGATTATTCCTTTCGACTTTGAAAATATATTATCTAGTTTGACTATACTTTTTAACAGATACAAATTTGAAAAAGCTACTGATGAAGAACTTATCAAAACTGCAAAACAACTAAATTTACTAAATGCTATATTTGTTATAGATGAAATACACAACTTTTTTAACGAAAAAGAAAACGAAGTCCTTATTTGGTGGCTTACTTACCACCGCCATTTATACCAAGAATTATATTTTATCACTCAGGATTTAAGCCTTGTAAATAACGAATACAAAAGAATAGCTGAGTTTTTCTACCGTGCTGTTGATAGCTCAAAACGCTTCTTTTCAAAGAAATTTAGATATATACAATACTCAAATTACAAACTTTATCAAAAAGACATTATTAAAACTTTTCATATAGATTTTAATCAAGAAATATTCAATTTATACCATTCTGGACAAAACGGACTAGGAACAAGCTTTGTTAAAAAATACCTTTTTATCTCTCTTATAATATTTGGTTTTTGTATTGTTGCATTTTCTATTTTTGTAAACTCTATCACTCCAGATACTCCTAAAAAAGATATACAAAATTCAAATATCCAAAATACTACAGAATTGCCTATTGCTAAAAATAATACTTTTGGTCAAATTTCTAAAAAAATCAATACTTCAGAAATATTTTACTATGAGATTAATTGTATAAATTTAACTTGCTCGTTTCCAAATTCAAACGATAAATTTGATAAACGAGCTATCAAATTTCTTCTAAATCAGACTGAAATTTTGTATGAAACTAAAAAATACAATATTTCAAATGTTGAAACGTCTATCTATTTTTTAAAAGATGACGTTTTTAAAATTCTTAATATCAAATTTAATGATAAAGGAAATACCGATGAAAAAGATAATAGCCTTTTTAGTGGCTTTGGCTCTAACAATACAAGCAGATCAAATCAAAAATAACCTTTTAGAATTTGCAAATATCGTTTCTAGTTCTACACAAAGCGAAATTTTGATAAGTGGCGATATAAATCCGCTTGATTTTTACTTTTTTACTCCTAAAGAAACAACTAATATCAGTTTGCAAATATTTAAAAAGATGGTTGAGCTTCAAGGATTACGCTTTTTAAAACTAGGCTCTTTTTATTACGTCGATAAGCCTATTATAATCGATGAAAACGCAACCAACAAAGAAGAAGAGCCAGAAAATCTTTATTACATAAAACTTAAAAATAATAGCCATAAGGAGATTGATGCTATGCTAAATCAATACGATAAAAACTCTACATACATAAGTCAAGATAACGCAGTCGTTTTTAAAAGTACTGATAAAATTTATTCTGAAATACTTTCATATTCAGATAATTTTGATAATAAAGTAGCAAAACAGGTTAATTTTAAAGTAACTATACTTGAAACAAATTTAAGTGATTTAAAAAGTCGTGGCACAGAGATAAATTCACTTATAAAAGGTGTTGATAGCGTAGATTTTAGGTATTTTTTTAATCTTATGACGGTTCCTTATACTCAAAATACTAATGTAACAAATAAATCAAATCAATTTTATGGTGTTTTGAATTTTCTTGATACAAATAATATCACTAAAATAAAATCCAGCCCTTTTTTAGTTGCTAAAAATAATACAGAAGTATTTTTTAGCAATGTTAAGACAATTCCATATCTTACTACTTCTACAAATATCACAAATGCTCAAACTCAGCAACAAAGTAATTATAGCTATAAAGATGTCGGCTTAAAGCTTACTTTAAAGCCTATCATTATAAATGACAACATTGACGTTGATATTCATCTAATCTTTGAAAATTTACTAAGCAATTCTGATACTTTGACACCTACTACAAGCAAAAAAGAGTTAAAATCAACTTATAAACTTAAAAAAGGCGATATCCTTGTTCTAAGTGGCATTAATCAAGAAAATGAAATTACTTATACTTCTGGCGTTCCACTATTAAAAGATATTTGGCTTTTAAAATATCTTTTTTCTACTACTAAAAAAGAATTTGTAAATTCAATACTTACTATTACAATAGAAGTTTTTTAAAATGAATAACTTAAATACTGATATAAATTTATTTAATTATGGCGCCCCAAGCGCCACAATGAGCGCGCAGGAGCCTGCGACTGCGTGCGAACAGGGGGCGCCTTGTCAAATTAATAAAAAACTCTCAGCTTTAAGTTTGAGCGTAGCGAAAAACATAAAGCCATACATTAAAATACCTTTTGGAGTATCAAAAAATGATTTAAAAATATCAAATCTAAAAATACAAAATCAAAAAGAATGGCTTAAAAATCAAATTTATAAAATAAACAAAGAAACTGGCGAAGTAAAAACTCTTCTTGATGTTTCTATGTCTGCAAATTTAAGCCCAAAATATTACGCCGAACTTAATAACCGCGTAAATACCATTGCTGATTTTGCATTCAATAAAGGCTTAAAATCATCATTTTTAACAATAACTCTAAATGGTTGCTTTCGTGATGCCTTAAAAGGCGATTTTAGCCGTTTTAAGCCTAAAGATAGAAGCCTTTTAAGCGGTGATTTTAAATACAAGATGATGTTTAATCCTTATTCTATTGGTATAAAAGATTTAATTGATTTATTAAATTATCAATGGAATATATTTATAAAGCGTATTCATACTAAATTTAAAGGTATTGAAAAATATTATATAAGAGCTTTTGAGCCGCATAAAAACGACGGTGTTCCACACATACACGCTCTTATTTCTTATCCTGAATACGCACACGAATTCATATATAAAACTTTTAAAGATGTTTTTTATGCTCCACAAAATTTAAAAGTTAATTATCTCTCTAAAGAGCAGATTAAAAATGGCGAAATAAATGGCTTTCAATGGACTTTAAGTAATCCTACTGGATATGTTTTAAAATATATAAATAAAAGTTTTATTAACTTTGATAAAAATGATAAATTAGATCTTAATTCTGCTTGGTATATAAAATATAAAGTTCGCAAATTTATTAGCTCACGTCACCAAATTCCGCTTTGGATATATCGTAAGATTAACTTCTTTTTTAGGGATTTTTATAATCTTTGCACTTTGAAAGATAATCCTGATTGGGTTTGCGAGTGGAGCTATGATAAACAATATTTTCGCCTTGAAAACATACAAACTACAGAAACTATACTTTATGAAAATGGCATTATGAAACATACAATCAAAGATTATATTATACATATCTATCAAAAAGAGACTAAAGAACAAAATCCAACTCCATATAAAATTACTGATAAACCTACTATAAAAGCTAAAAAAGAGTATAAATTTATAAAACCACAAAATTTACCTATAAATAGAATGAAAGATTACACTCTTATTACTTATTATAAAAATCTTGATACTTTTAACTCAAATTTACAACATTTAGCTTATGTGGAAAATGAGCTTATTAAGCGTGATTTAGGATTTATCGTAGGAACAAAAGAAATTCATAATCTCAATAAGCCTGTTGTTGAGAGTTTTATTGAAAGGAATAAAAGATATTATGATTTTTAATGAAGTTTTTAATCAGTATATAAAATATTATGAGCTTCTTTTACGTCCTAGCACCTTAAGAAGCGATATTGCTACATATAATAAACATATTAAACCAAATTTAGGATTAATAGATGTAAGTAAAATATCTTTTTTAGATATTCAAGTGTTTTGTAATGATCTTATCAAACAAGATTATAAGATAAAAACTGTTAAAAATATACTTACAAAATTAAGGGTTATATTCAAATTTTCCATGAAACTTGAACTTATAGATAAAAATCCTTGTGATTTTGTAGAACTTCCTAAATTTGATAATAAAGTATATTTTGACTATGGTGTAAAAACTCAAAAAAGGATTATTAATGCTATTGTTAATAACATAAATCCAACTGCTGATATCTTCTTTTTCCTTTTGCATGGTAGAAGAAAAAACGAAGTTTTATCTCTTAAGTGGTCTGATTTAAATTTGAAAAATAGAACTTATAAAATACCTTGCCAAATTAATAAAGCTAAGCGTGATATGTTTTATACTATGAGTGATGAGCTTTATAACAGACTTTATAAAAGATATATTAAGGCTAAAAAGTTAAATTTACTAAATACCTATGTTTTTCTTAATCCAGATACTAATAATAAATTTGTTGATTTACGCCGTTCTTGGAATACTTTATTAAAATCTAATAATTTACCTAAAATAAGACTGCACGATATAAGACATTTAATCGCTACTTATTCTATCAATTATTTAAATTTGCCGGTTGAGCAAGTAAGTTTTACTTTGGGTCATACAAATATAACTACTACGCAAAAATACATCACTACAAATATTAAAAAATCAAAAGAAACAATCGAAAATATACTAAATTCTGTAAGATAAAAAGTAAGATTATTTTAAGCTTTAAAACAATACGCTTTAAAAGATGATTTTATGCTTATTTGGT